GCAACGTCATGCGCACCGAGAACTTGACCCCGGGCATCCGCACCATGCTGACCGATGATGCCGTAGTGGCTGACCTCAAGAACAAGTCGAATGAATCAAACACTTCGACGGTAAAGGGAGCAAACGACAATGGCTAACTTCGCAGATGCCATCGACCCGCAGCAAAACGTGGGCGATGCCAACTCTTTCCTGGTTCGCGCGCAGATTGAAGAAGCGGGCCAAACCTTTGTCTATGGGACTCCTGTCCAGGTGAAAGCGGCGGACGGTGGGCTTCAGGCTTGGGACGGCACCACCGTAGCTTTTGGCATTGCCGGCATCATGGCGGAAATCATTGCCAACAACCTTGGCTCGACCGGCTCGGGAGCTCCGGTAGGCTTTTCGCCCATCCTGGGCATTGGCTCAGTAGTCGGAAACTACGCCGCAAACTCCAACCAGCCTTCTGCGGTCATCACTCCGCCGATGGTTCCCATGTCCGATGGCAGACTGCGGTTCTTTGTCGCTTCGCAGACCACCGTATTCCGCGGGAAGATCGGCACAAGCGCAACGGTGACTCCGATAGCTACGGCGCAAACGCAAGTCGGCGCGGCTTACGGTCTGACCAAGGACACCGGAAACAATTTCTGGTACGTGGACACCAACAAGACCGGAGCCAGCGCGGTAGTGCAAGTCGTCGGCATTGACCCTCGGGAGCCTATCGGCACAGTCGGCGGGCATGTCCTATTTGTGTTTCTGAACTCGGCTATCCAGATCATTATGTAAAGCACCGCTCTTTCGGGCGGAGAGGAGTCTAGCAAATGCCAATTACCCAAATGTCGCGTGCCAATTTCCCGCCACTGCTGGCACCTGGGCTCCGGCACATCTTCGTGCAGTTCTTCGACCTCAAGCAGCGTTCGGCGCAGTACATGCACTACTTGAACGAAATGGACTCCGAAGACGCCTACGAAATCGACTACGAACTTTCCGGCACCGGGCCAATGCCCGAAATGCCGGAAGGGACTCGGCCGCTTTCTGATGGCATCTTGCAGGGCGGCACCAAGAAGTATGTCCACCTCCAGTACGGGCTGCTCTCGCAAGTCACCCGGCAACTTATTGCGGACGACAAGTATGGGATCATCCGGGAAATGCCCAAGGCTCATGCCCGCGGAGCGCTGTTTACCCGTGAGGCCGTCGGCGCTTCGCTATTGAACTTGGGCGGTTCAACCGTTCTTACCAACACCGGCGTATCGTTGTTCAATACCGCGCAACCGCTTATCGGCGGAACCGAAGCAACTGGTTTTGCTCCTGGAATCTCTAACATCATCTCGGCAACGGGAACGTATCCGAACCGGCCCACCCCGGATTCCGATTTCAGCTTTACCGCCGTGCAGCAAGCTATCAATATCTTTACCCGCATGCCCGATGGCCGCGGCATCCCGGTACACGTCCAGCCGCGCCATGTCGCGCATCCCCCGGAGTTGCGCTGGATCATCCGCGAAGTTTTGGGTTCTCCTGGAAAGCCTGGAACGAACGACAATGAACTGAATTCGCTATTGGCTGACAAGCTTGAAGGGCTCGAACTGAACTACCTGACCAGCCAAAGCGCGTGGTTCATGCTCGCGGATAAGGAAGGCCATCAACTGAAGTACTACGAGCGCGAAGCTCTGGCCGCGCAAACCGACGACGACTTCCAGACTCAGGTGCTTTTGTTCCTGAGCACGCAAAGATTCTCTGCGGGCGCAACGACCTGGTACGGCACCTACGGCAGTTACGGCCCGTAAGACATGGACGGTAACGGCAACAACCTGGCTACGGCTCCCAGCACAACGCTGGTGATGACCATTTCGCTCGATCAGCTTACCGGAGCTGTGCGGGTAACAGGTCCAATAGAGAACAGATTTGTGGCTTACGGGATGCTAGAGTTGGCCAAGGATGCGGTACGGGTTGCCTGCGAACAGAAACAAGCTGGAAGCCGCATCGTTTTGCCGGGAATTGCCGCAGTCGGGAGCGTTTGAAGTGCACCACCAGATCAGCTTCGTTGAGCAAGAAGGCGGGAAGTGGCGAGCATCCTGTTCTTGCGGCCCTCAAGGGCTTTTCGACTCGAAGCAGAAGGCGCAGGACTACATGGATTTCCACGCCGGAAAGCTTGGCGTAGCTTTTGGAGTTAACACCGTGGGCTGGAGCGAACAGGCTCTCCCGAAAAACAAAACTTTGACAGCGACAGTAGAATAAAAGGGGACATAATGCCGCAAACAGTATCGCAAGCAGAGTCGATGAACGTAACGGCAGCAGCGGTCGTTCCGCTCGTTATCCAAACGACAGTAATACCGAACGCGCAAGTTGGTGCACCTTACAGCCTTGCGCTTCAGGCATCGGGCGGTACATCGCCGTACACGTGGTCAATTACTGCCGGAGCATTGCCCGCTGGTTTGACGATGGACAGCACAGGTCTTATCAGTGGCACTCCGACTGGTCCTGCAACGACTACGCCGGACGCGTTCACGGTCTCTGTTACTGACAGCGGAGCTTAAATGCCGCAGACAGTTTCTAAAGTTTTCGGGCTCACGGTAGCCCCTGAGGGAAAACAAATGTCACAAGTCACGCTTAATTGGAATCCCAACACGGAAGTCAATGTCTCTTATGACGTGTTCCGCGGAGCTTCCTCCGATGGCGAAGGGCCGTTGCCGCTGAATTCGTCTCCATTGGTTTTTTCTTTGGGCGTTAAGCCGTCGTACACCGATTCGACGGTGCTGCCGGGGTCCAGGTATTTCTACCGTGTGGCAGCCTTTGTCTCAGGGCTTGAAAGCCCGTTCTCGAATGAAGTCGAAACGGTCTTTGTGCCCTTCCCTCCGGGCACTCCAAACATTTCGCTGGGCCGCGCTTCGGGCTTTGGCGTGCTGGCCGCGACGACCATCACCAATACCGGAGCAACTGAAGTGCGTGGCGACATTGGCGTCGCTCCCGGCACTTCGATTACCGGATTCGATACTCCGGGCGGGCCTGGGTTCTATACCGGCTCGGAGCATATCAACGACTTTGTGGCCATTGCCGCGCAAGCGGATGCCCTGGCAGCTTTCAATCTTGGCATGGCGGCGGTCAACGCTCCTGGAGTTGGCGGCTTGCCCGCGGCTGGGCCGTTCCCGCTGACTTCCTGCACCACTTCGGCGGCTGGCTCGGCGAACTATCTCGGGACTTTCCCTGTTGGCACTGGACTTGTTGGGCGCTTGGTAACGACTTCGGGCTTTACGAATGCCGCGAACAATGGAACGTTCCTGTGCACGGCCCAAACCATTACCTCGCTGGCTCTCGGGAATACCGCAGCGACGGCGGAAACGGCGGCTGGCTCGGCGCTGGTTGCGGCTACTGCCGGCAGCCCGAACACTAATCTGGGCACCGCGGCCAACATTGGCGGCATGACGCTAGCTCCGGGAGTTTACTTTGCTCCTGACTCGCTGGGCATTACCGGGAACCTGGTCCTCGACGCCAACGGAAACGCGGATGCGGTTTGGGTCTTCCAGGTTGGCACCGCGCTAACGATGGCTGGAACGATTATTCTGCGTGGTGGTGCGCAAGCTGCGAACGTGTACTGGTTCATTGGCAGCTCTGCAACCATCGGAACAGCGTCTCTCTTCAGCGGCATCATGATTGCGAAGGTTTCTATCACGCTCGTTACTGGAGCAAACATCGACGGGCAACTCCTTGCGCTCACGGGCGCCGTGACCATGCAAGACAACAACGTGGCCATGTTCATTCCGATTACGCTCATCATCTACGCGCATGGTGTCCCTGTAAGCCTCGGAAATGTTTTCTTCGATTGCGCCAGTGGGACCTATCAGGAAGTCATTGTTCCCGGAATCACCAGCCCTCCCGGAACGGTAATCACGTTAAACCCGACCATTGGCGGAACAACGCAGGATGGCAGCGCAGTCTGGCAGACCCTTGACCCGCCGATTGGCTCGCCGTTGCAGTTGCCTCCATCGCAGCCCGTAGCTGCGCCGGTAGCGCCGGCTGCTCCGACTGGCCTTGCGATTGTTTCGGAGTCCTGATGATTTGGAGAGGCTATCTAGAATTTACCTACTGGACATGCCAGAGATGCCAAAGAAAGGTGCCTCTCAGTATGTGCCATTGGGACGCGGGCTTGTTGGTTTGCAACGTGTACGGCTGTGCTGACCGAGACATCAACGGCAGCTTCGAGTTGCGCGAGGCCAGAGAAATTAGCAAGGACCGGAGGGAATTAACGCCAGATCCAAAGACTTACAACCCGACCGACGTGCTGAGTCAAATGGAGCATGTAAGCGCGCGGGCGGGCTTTTACGGATAACGGAATCATCCTCAACTAACCCATGTGCCGGTGCGATGTAGAGACCCGGTGGGAGGAGAAATAGATGAGCCGCACAACAGCCATAATCCAAGGCGATTCCCCGCAAGCTGATGGAACAATCGCACTGCTCCCTGGAGCGGACTTTGTAGCTACGTCCGCATCAGGAGCCACCACGCTGTTCAAGATTGCTACCGGAGAATTCTCCCTGCGGGCCGCTGCTGCTTCCGCCTATGT